TCTTTTGGTAAAGGTTTTAGTGCCACGTGGTTGACAAAGCACAACACTCAAATTAACAACGCGCTTAGGAGAGTTGTAGCAAAGGAAGATTCTGGAGTATTTTTGGAAAACATATCACACCCAAGGAGTAAGAAATGAATGACATACTAGATATACTATTGTTAATTGCTATACTTGGTTTAGCGTCTGTGTGGATAACGGCGGTGTTTTGTTTTGTAGTTATGATACTAGGGGGTTACGATGAGTGATAGTGGTAAAGGATCAACGCAAAGACCAACAGACTACAATAAATTTGCAGACAACTTTGATTTAATTTTTAGGAGCAAACAAATGGATGAACAAACAAGAGAAATAGATTTACAACTGGGCGACGCACTAGCAGAACTTGCATTATACAAAGACGCAATAGATGAGGCGTGGGTGGTGTGTGATGATGTGGACAGTGGGCGTTACGGCGATGCGCTTGTACATGTGCAGAAGTTCTACGCCAAGATGGAAGCAATACGTCAGTACAAAGCCAAAACTGTTGACATGGACGGGAGGTGTTAAATGCCTCGACCCAAAAGTGAAATTACAGGCGGTGTGTATGTCAGCATACGCATGAGCAAAGAACAGAAAGAAATGTTTAATGCAATAGGAGGAATAGAATGGTTAAGAAATTACATAAACAGACAGATCAGGTCAGAAAAAATTCAACTTGGCCTTTCCCCACGAGGCTCCTTACTCAAGAACCAAAACGAGTTAAGCGTAAGAAAGTAGATACAACAAAATTAGAGGAGGCAACTTTCTAATGGGAATGACGCCAGAGGCTAAGGTCAAGAAACAAATCAGGGCAATCCTAGACCGAGTAGGCGCCTACTATTCAATGCCAATTGGTAGTGGGTTTGGTAATGCGGGCACGCCGGATTTTCTGGTGTGCTACAAAGGTAAGTTCATTGCTATTGAAGCAAAGGCAGGTAAAGGTAAAGTAACAGCATTACAAGGGCATCAGCTTGGCAAAATTATGCAAGCCGGAGGTGAAGCGTTTATTATCAATGATAAGAATATTGATCAACTAGAGGAGGTATTAAATGAAATCAGATAACTATAAAGACTTTGTAGAAAAAATTGTGGGCGGTATGGATGACGATGAGAAGAAACACTTGCAGTTCATCACTACCAAACTTATCGCGTGCTACGGCAAGGACAGTCCGTTCAGCGCAGTCATAGTATTCTCAGATGGCAACGACGGTTCGATTGCACTTGCCTCTGCTAATGCGAACTCCATGTTTGCGGCGGAGCTACTTCGGTTTGGTAACGACTATGCACAAGAGAACTTGATGAAGGACGCGCCCCCCAAGGAGATGTTTAACTAGGAGTAGCGCATGGTAATTTATACACGCTTTAGTCAAAGTGCTGTTTTCGTATGGCCCGCATTAGCGTTCAGTATTGAGGATGACTTTTGGATTGAGCTTGCATGGCTTGGTCTTGCTATAGGATTAGCTTATGAATCTTAATCAAGGCAAATTGGCAGAGGGTCTTGTTGAAGAACTGCTAGAAGTGATACACAAATACGATGAGACGCTTTACATGGCAACTGCAATTGGTTGCTTGGAGTTGGTGAAACAACAGTTAATTAACGAAGCTATGGAGGAAGATGATGACTAGAAAAGAAATTTGGGAAGACATAGTAGTACCTATTGGCGGGGCAACGCTTTTTGTTATTTTGTTTGGTACAGTAATAGGGTCAATAATTTTGGCGCTTTACGCAGTATTTGGTCCAACGCCCGAGCAAAAGGCTGAGTTGAACAAACCAAGGATTGCCTACAAGTTTGAAGACTGTGAGGTATGGATATTTGAAAACACACATTACGTTACAAGGTGTGGTAACCATACAGTAACCGAGCGCCATTACTCAGAGTCTTGTGGCAAAGCGTGCACGAGACAAAAAGTAGAAAGGATTGAAAATGAATGAAATTTTATTAACGAGGTTTGGTATGTCAGACGTTCAGCACGATGTGATCGGCGTATCGGTAGATCAGGAGGATAAATTTATCAAGTTCAGCGCAGGCGGTGCTGTTAAACAAACCTTAACAGATCCATTGATGACTGATAACAACAAATCCATTGGTCAGCGCAATATTGAATGGTTGCATGAGAAGTTGGATGAGTGGATTAATAAACAATTGGAACTCGACAAATGAGCGCACCATACAAAACAATCCTGACGATTGATTTCGAAACACGTTGGGACAGTAAAGGGTACACGCTATCGAAGATGACAACTGAGGAGTACATAAGAGATGCACGATTCAAAGCTTTCGGAGCCTGTATACATGAGTACGGAACAGACAAAGTCACCCAGTGGTACAGAGGAGATGAACTACCACGCATCTTATCTACGTACGACTGGAAAAAGACTGCCATTCTTGCCCACAACGCACAGTTCGACGTCTCGATCATCTCGTGGAAATACGGAATCAAACCCGCTTTTATCTTCGACACCTTATCAATGGCGCGCGCTCTACGTGGCGTGGAAGTTGGAAACTCACTTGCAAGATTGGCTGAAGCATTTGGACTCCCTCCCAAGGGAAAGGCAGTACATTCAACGGATGGACTCGAACAACTTAGTGAAATCGCTATTGAGCGAGAGTTGGCAGAATATTGCAAACACGACGTATACCTATGTGAACAAATTTTCGGACGGTTTATACAAGGTTACCCTACTAAAGAACTCCGACTGATAGACATGACACTTCGTATGTATACGGAGCCTGTGTTGGAATTAGATAAACGCATGCTGATTGAAGCGCTTACAGATGAAAGGGATAAACGTGAAGGACTACTACAAAGGCTCGGCGTGGATGAGACTGCACTCGCTTCGAACAAGCAGTTTGCAGACTTACTTAAATCACTGGGAGTTGACCCTCCGACAAAGATTAGTAAAACCACGGATAAGCAAACCCTTGCACTTGCTAAAAACGATGCACATTTCCAAGCCCTTCTCAATGGGGAGAATGAAGACGTTGCCCTCGTTTGTGAAGCTCGCCTTAAGGTTAAGTCGACTACTGAAAGAACTCGAGCGCAACGATTCCTCGATATCAGCCAACGCGGTGCATTACCGGTTCCGCTATCGTACTACGGAGCGAAGTCGGGACGTTGGACGGCGTCCAAAGGCTCCGCTATCAATATGCAAAACCTCAAACGAGGGTCGTTCTTACGTAAAGCTATTATGGCGCCCGAAGGTTATCAACTTGTCGTCGGGGATCTCTCGCAGATTGAACCGAGAGTACTCGCATGGTTTTCGGATTACGGAGACATGCTCGAAATTTTCAGGAGCGGTGCTGACGCTTACGCCTCGTTCGGCGCTCAGATGTTTAACATACCCGGACTCACTAAAGAAACTCATCCCGATCTACGGCAGTCTGCGAAAAGCGCGCTCTTGGGTTGCGGGTATGGTTTAGGTTGGGCATCGTTTGCTACGCAGTTACTCGTGGGCTTTCTTGGTGCTCCGCCAGTCAGATACACAAAAGATTTCGCAAAGAAGTTAGGCGTTGATAAAGAGTACGTTGAGAAGTTCTTGGACAACAAAGAAAACCTAGAGAAGATGGCGGACATCCCGCACACATGTACAGATGGTGAACTGCTGATTCATTGCGTGGCGTCTAAAGCAATCATTGATATATACAGACGTACTGCTCAACCAGTAGTAAGTTTCTGGGAGATGTGTCAGGAGATGATGGCGCGTTGTCTAATCAATGGCGAGGAGATGTCTTATAAGTGTATAATTTTCCGCAAAGGTGAGATAGAATTACCCAACGGTATGAAGCTCTTGTATCCTGATCTACGTCAGATCAAGGACGAGGATAAGAAGACACACTGGGTGTACGGCGAGGATGCGACTAAGCTGTATGCGGGTAAGATTACGAACAACATCATTCAAGGTGTTGCGCGTATTGTGATGACGGACGGTATGCTCAGGGTACAAAAGAGATACCCCGTCAAGGGAACTGTGCACGACGAGTTAATCTGCGTTGTGCCGGATGAGGAAGCAAATGACGCTAAGACTTGGGTCTTGGCGCAGATGACTATGGAGCCACGGTATTTACCGGGCATACCCCTCAACGCTGACGGTGGCGTTCACCGTAGATATGGGTTAGCAAAGAACTAGGAGAAGCATATGGAGATACCAAAAACATTCACAATCGGCAAGCACGCGTACAAGGTTGAGGTGCACAAGCACATACCGGGTACAGACTCGATGGGCCAGATTAAATACAACCAACGACTCGTTCAGATAGCAACGCACAGTTCGTATGATCTTAAGGCGCACCCCAAACGTGAGGTCATTGATACGTTTTGGCATGAGGTCACACACGCTATCCTCAAAGATATGGGGCACGACTTAGAGAGCAATGAGCGTTTCGTCAATGCGTTTGCAGATAGGTTAACAGATGTCATCGTCTCAGCAAAACTTTAAGTTCCCCGATGAGGATGACTTCGCACACCTTGGCGACGAGGAGATGTTGATGCTCATGGAGTCGGCGGGTTATAAACTTGTAGAGCAAGGAACACCAAACTATATCAGCAACGTGTCAACATCGTGGGCTTTAAGTGCGCCAGCACCTAATAACATGAACTATCTACTACCCTCTTGCCCTGATTTTATGCGTGTACGTGAAGCTTTTAAAATGTTTATGTACTTGCATGCTGATGTAAGTTATCGTTAACAACTAGGAAAACTATGCACTCGAACCCTAACGTCAAACCAATCGCTTGGTCACACTCCGCCCTCAAAGACTTTGAAGGATGCGCAAGGCGCTACCATGAAACTAAGATACTGAAGAAGTATCCGTTCGTAGAGTCCGAGGAAATGAAGTATGGAAACCTACTGCACAAAGCGGTGGAGAACTACATCAAAGGCTCAGCGGATTTGGACGAGAGGTTTGCGTTCATGCGCCCCATTGTGGACAAGCTAAAGGCTAAGAAAGGACGCGTGTCAGCCGAGACTAAGATGGCGCTCACCGCTAACCTTGAACCTTGTGATTGGTTTGATAAACGTGTTTGGGTAAGAGGGATTGCGGACATGCTAATCATTGACGATGAAGATCTAACCGCATGGGTAGTTGACTGGAAGACTGGCAACAACAAGTACCCCGATAGGGATCAGTTGGCGCTTATGGCGTGCATGGTGTTTAAGCTACATCCGCACATCAGGAAAGTAAACGCCGCCTTGATGTTTGTGTTGAAAGATGATATGGTTAAGATGTCTATGACGCATGAGGAATCAGGTGCGAAGTGGTGGGAGTTTCGTGAGCGCTACCGCAAGTTGCTTGACTGCGTAACCGCAGATGTATGGAACCCCACACAGACCCCGCTTTGTGGATGGTGCCCGGTCAAGACATGTGAATTTAATACTAAACGAAAAGATTGACACCCGTTGAAAGGAAACAAAATGGTTACACGCAAACGTGATTACAAAAAAGAATACAAACGTGATTTGGAAACCGGCAAGTCCGGGCCGGGTTCTGACCAACATGAGCGCCAACGTGCACGCAGGATGTACGACAAGGAAGGCATCGACAGAACAGGCAAAGACATTGATCACGTTAAACCACTACGCAAAGGCGGTAAGTCAACCAAGGGTAACTTAAGACTGCGTTCAAGGAGTAACAATCAAGGTGACAACAAGTGATAAAAATAGGTACGACAGTTAACAATGTAACGCCCGTTTATACTTTTGCAAGTGACGTATCTATACATCCGTATCAGATAAATGAAACCGCAAGTTGTCTACAAGAACATGAGCTTGCGGGTTCACTATTTGAAATGAAGATAGATGATGTGATTAACTTGTGGTTAGCTAAATACGGCAACGAATGGGTAGATGTTTTTGAAGTTAAGCATGACAGTTATTACAAATATGTTTACGCAAGACTTAAAGCAGTAAGCGAACTAGAACAACACTACTTAACAGACCGCTCGAAGTTTGTATGTAGGAAACCAGATTAAAACAAAGGAGAAGTAAATGGCAAAAATAAAAACAGTAACAATGAACTCGACGCAAGCAAAAATATACAACAATCTATTCGAAGACAATCCCACGATTGCGCAGGACTACGCAACAAAACTAGCGAAGTCTATGAGGCAAACTCAAGACACAATAGCAAGCGGAATATTACAGCAACAGTTTAGTTTTGATCCTAATAAACGAGAAGCGTACGTGATGCCTTTGTCTCAACTCGTTACTATTTGGCAAGCTAAGTATGGAGATCAGTGGATTCAAAAAGATCTTTTACCCATCGTTCAAGAGTCCGCACAATTTTTTCAAGATGCGTATTGGCGCTTAAGAAGAAATGATTTAATGGAAGAAGCTGATGACGGTTGGTATCGCCTTAAGGAAAATGCGTAATGGCAATCAGTAGACAACAAATAGTCAAAGAGTTACTGCCGGGATTAAATAAGCTGTTTGGTGATGAGTATGCTAAGTGGAAACCGATTGATATGGACACATTCAAGAACAAAAAACACAGTGATGTTAAGAACAAGGCGTTTATAAATGTTTCTGTGGATACGTTGTTGGGACTTTGGATGTCGATTTTTCCTACCGGTTTTGCAGAGTTAAAAGACGTTGAATCTATATCCGAAGATATGCGAGATGTTGGTCGTGTGTTAAGAGATGAAGGCATCTTGAAGTTTAACCACAATACTTACATGTACTACATTGCAAAGAAGTTCAGATGAAATTCAAAACAACTGAGCGCTATTCTTTTGGTTGGAGCGACCCAAGGGGCATATTTGATAGTGCGAATATCAACGTTAACCCTCCCAAGACCGTATCTAATGACATCATAAAGTTGTCTGTAAAAGCTTGTCGTGACTTGTACATTGTGCGTGTGGGAGATGGACCTGTTGAAATAGAAATTTTAGAAAAATTAGATTTTGATGATCCATTGTGGTCAATTGTGCAAAAGCTTTTGAATGCAGACGAACTTATCTATGAAGTAATGAATCTTCCCGATAGAGTAGGGCGTGTAGAAGTGTATAAGTTAAAGGCAGAGTATGGAGATAATTGATAACAAAGCGCTCTTGTTCAGGACACGCACGCCTGACAAGTACAGCATCATTCCAAAACACAAAGTCGTTAGCGAAGAAGATGGCGTCTATAGCGTGGCGGTTTACTGGGGACTTGATGAGACACGCGTGCTCAAGAACCTTGGCGTAAAAAATGTACCCTCACCTATTACCAAACGCTACAACTATCCCGGTCGCTTCAGACCTATGGCGCATCAGATCGAGACAGCCGCTTTCTTTACGCTCAACAGACGTGCATTTTGTTTCAACGAACCCGGTACAGGCAAGACACTCTCCGCTTTGTGGGCGGCGGATTACCTTATGCAAAAAGGTGAGGTGCGTAGAGTCTTGGTGCTCAGTCCCTTGTCGATCATGCAGTCAGCGTGGATGCAGGACATTAGCAACAGCGTGATACATCGGTCGGCTATCGTAGCCCACCACGCGAAAGCAACACGTCGTATTGAGATGATTCAGCAAGACTACGAGATCGTCATTACCAACTACGAAGGCTTGGAGTTGATTGCACAAGAGGTGCGCAACGATGGACGCTTTGATTTAATTATCGTGGACGAAGCTAACGCATACAAGAACCCATCGACTCGCAGATGGAAAGCGCTTGCATCTATTCTGAAACCTGAAACATACTTGTGGATGATGACAGGAACACCGGCGTCGCAATCTCCCGTAGATGCGTACGGCTTAGCTAAACTTGTTAATCCAAACAATGTGCCTAAGTTTCAAACGGCTTGGCGTGATAAGGTGATGAACAAGCTCACGATGTTTAAGTGGGCGCCAAAGTCGAATGCTAAGGATATGGTCTTTGAAGCGCTTCAACCGGCAATACGTTTTACCAAGAAGCAATGTTTAGATCTACCGCCAGTTGTTACCGTTACGCGTGAAGTCCCAATGACTCCGCAACAAAACAAATACTACAAAATGCTCAAAGAGCAACTCATGGTCAAAGCGGCAGGGGAAGTTATCAGCGCAGTCAACGCAGGGGTTGCAGTCAACAAGCTACTACAGATCTCTTGTGGTGCGGCGTATACCGATGAGAAAGAAGTTGTCGAGTTCGATGCTAAGCCAAGGCTTAACGTGCTTGAGGAGATCCTAGAAGAGACAGATCGCAAGGTCATTATCTTCGCACTCTTTAGATCAAGCATAGACGCTATCGTGACGCATCTACGCAAAGCCGGTTACGGCGTGGACACTATTCATGGTGACGTCTCAGCCGGTAAGCGTGGCACAATCATTAAAGATTTTCAGACAACCGATGCAGTCAAAGTTCTTGTCATGCAACCACAAGCTACGGCACACGGGATTACCCTGACAGCCGCAGACACCGTAGTGTTTTTTGGCCCGCTAATGTCTGTTGAAATGTATACACAATGTATCGCCCGCGCAGACCGTAAAGGCCAAGACTCAGACAAGGTCACCGTGGTTCATATAGAGTCAAGCCCTATCGAGAAAAAACTATTCACCGCTATGAATACCAAAGTTAACGACCACTCGTTGCTTGTAGGTCTATTTGATAGCGAAGTAAAAAATATTTAAAAGGAGGTTACAAAGCAGTTTTTTTCGTGTATCATTGTTAAACATTAGACAAAAAAGGAGAAGTAAAATGAGCGATTCGCAGGAAGATCTGTCGGCTGTCCCAATGGACAAGTTGGCTAAAGTGTATCGAAAGATGCAAGCTAAGATTCAAGAGTTGACGACCGCATACGAGAACGAAGTTGAGGGCATCAAAGCGCAACAAGAACTTGTTAAGAACGCACTCAAAGATCAAATGCTTGTACTCGGAGTTAAGTCTGTAAAGACTGATCAAGGCACAGTATCGCTGTCTACCAAGACACGCTACAACGCATCAGATTGGGACGCATTCAAAGAGTTCGTAAAAGAACATGATGCGCTCGATCTTTTTGAGAAACGCATTGCCCAAACTAACATGGCAAAGTTTCTTGAAGAGAATCCCAAGCTATTACCCCCCGGCTTAAACTCACACAGTGAGTATGCCATTTCAGTTCGTAAACCAACATAAGGAGAAGACATGAGTAATATTGCTCTGTTTGATGGGGTTAAAGTCCCAGCGTTTGCCGCAAAACGCGAAGGTAAGTCAGCGCTTGCACAGGCGCTTGGAGGTGATGATTTCGGTAAGCGCATTTCTATTAAGGGCGGCGTGTTCCGTTTGATGTCTAGCGGTAAAGAGATTGCCAACATCGAGGAGCGCTACCTTGATGTGGTGTTCGTTAATGCGGCGCCCAAGACAAGTCGTGTATGGTATGCAAAACCTTATGACGGCGAGGCACAACGTGCTGATTGTTGGTCTGCCGATGGTGAGACACCAAGTCCTGATTCTAAAGATCGTCAAGCGGATCGTTGCATGGAGTGTCCCAAGAACGTAACCGGATCTGGTCAAGGCGATTCTAAGGCTTGCCGTTTCCAACACCGTATTGCGGTTGTGCTTGCCAACGACATCGAAGGCGACGTACTGCAAGTTGCTATTCCCGGCGCATCTATCTTTGGTGATGGCGAGAAGAACGAGATGCCTTTGAAAGCATACGCTCGTTGGTTAGCGGCTCAAAGCGTTGATCCTGAAATGGTCGTGACTCGTATGAAGTTCGATACAGCGGCTGAGTCTCCCAAGTTGTTCTTTAAGGCAATGCGTTGGTTAGAGCAAGAGGAATATGACGCCGCCGCTAGACAAGGTAAAACACCTGACGCACTCGCGGCAATTACATTCTCTGTTCCCAAGACAGACAAGGTTGCGGCTCCTATTGCTATCGACGGCAAGAAGCCAACTAAGGTTGCTACACCTGAGCCAAGTATTGAGGAAGATGAGGATGAGGCGCCACCTCCACCACCCAAGAAGGCGAAAGCTAAGGCTAAGGTAGAAGCTCCTGCCGAGGATGATGTGGATGAGCCAGTAGTTGTTAAGCAAGAAAAGAAAGCGCCCGCAGTTCCTGCCAAGGCAAGTTTAGCTTCTGCTATCGACGATTGGGACGATTAATAAAAGGAGGGGGCTTCGGCCCCTAAAACTATGGCATATTCACCGCAAGTAATTGAATCTGTAAAGAAGGCGCCCAAGACTCTTGGCAATCAGCTAGGACGATGGGCGATCCATCTTGAATTTCCCGTAACGAAAATAGCCAAAGCTACTGGGGCAACCCGACAGTCTGTCTATAACTGGTTTGCCGGAGGCGAAGTCTTTGTTGCTTACCGCCCCGTCGTTGAATCCCTTTTAAAAATTTTACAGACCTCTCCCACAAAAGAAGAGGCATGGAGAAAAGCATGCAAGTCATTCCACCTAGAAATTTAAGTAACTCTGAACTCATCAGGTACGCCGCTGACGCACTTGGTTCACACGTGGATTTACCTCAAAGTGTTCAGATCGAGTTGCTTAGGAGGTTTTCTGCGCTTAATCCGCCTGATGAATTTCCGCCAAAAGATCCCAATCAGCTAGAACTGTTCCCCCAATAAACCCGAAGGATTTACATGACTCCGCAAGATTTTCTCGCGGCTGTACTACCGTCTTCGGGTAATGGGTTGTACTGCGCCGTAGAATTAACAAAGAGGAACGAGCACGCTTTCGCTAACACGATTGACGAACTCCTACCTGACATAGACAAATGGCACGCCGACAGTTGCGATGTGTACTTTGCTTTATCAACATTCGATAAGCCAGAGCGCAAAGCTGAAGCGGCTCAGACCATTAAGGCTTTCTTTATCGACATGGATGGCTACACTACCAAGAAGGATGCAGGCTTTGCGCTTGCCGCTTTTATGGCTAAGACTAGCATGGACAAGTTGGGGCGCCCCTACATTGTTAGCTCTGGCGGTGGACTCCATGTCTATTGGGCGCTGACCGAAGCTATCCCCGTAAGTATTTGGAAACCTGTTGCTGAGAACTTTAAGCGTCTTTGCAAACAAGAAAATTTAAACATCGACATGACGGTTACTGCTGACGCGGCACGCATATTGCGTGTACCGGGCACAACCAATTTTAAGAAGAAGTATGGCACACCACGCCCTGTTAAATTGCTCAATTCTGGCGACACGTTATCTTTTGATGACTTTAAAACTTGGATTGAGCGACATATCAAAGAGGAATTCAAAGCGCCAGAGTTAGCCCTCCCCGGCAAGCGTCCTGAGCGTAAGACTCAATCCTCGGTCAAACTAATAGAAAATTCTAAGAGTCTCTTTGCGCCTATCCTAGACCGGTGCAAACAAGTTGAGCACTATATTAAAAACGCGGCTGATGATGGCATGGAGCCGTTGTGGAGAGGCATACTGTCGTGGACAAAAGTGTGCACAGATGGTGAGGAGCATGCCCTAAGTTTGAGCGCTATGCACCCATATAGCGAAGATCGTATGCGCCAAAAGTTGGCGGAGATCAAAGGTCCTTATGCTTGCGTGAAGATGGACAGTGAGAATCCCGGCGTATGTGGCACGTGCCCGCACTTTGGGAAGATTACAAATCCATTGATATTAGGGAGAACCCTAGCTACTGATAATACGGCAAAAGTAATACCGCTTAAACCTGTGGAGGAGTTTGACGAGGAAAAAGAATACGGAGCAGATTTAGAAGAAAACGTACCAGATGAGGCAGATGAGGATCATGGTCCAACTGTTGTGCGCCCAGAGCCACCACGCGGATACAGCTATGGGGACAATGGTGGAATCTATTGTGAAAGAGAAGAGACAGATGCAGAAGGGAAGAAGCGTTTGCGCCATATCGAGCTTGTGCCTTACGATTTGTTTGTAGTGGACTTGCTTAAACTAGAGAACGAGCACATGGTGCACATGGCGGCGGTGCGCCCCGAAGGAGTTAAGACACTCACGTTCCCACAAAAAGCCGCTGTTAGTAAAGACGAGACATTAAAGAACTTAGCTACGCATAACATTTTAGCTTCCTACGGCTCCGGCAACGATAAGAATTTGTTTGATTATGTGCGAGCTTGTGTCAACGACGCGTCTGTAAATAAGAAGCCAATCGAAGTTCCGCTTCAATGTGGTTGGCAAGAAGACAATTCTTTTGTATATAACTATAGGGTTTTCACTAAGGACGGACGAGAGACTACGATTCCTATGCCGGGGCTTGAGAACATCAATCGCAACACAAACAACAAGGGTAACTTGGATGAATGGCGCGAGGTTTGGAATCTTTTTATTAAGCGCAAGATGAATACGTTGCTTGCGGTGGCTTTGGATTCGTTTGGTTGTCCCCTTATGCGCTTTACTGAGTTTGAAGGCTTCACTTGGGCACTTAGTTCAAACGCATCTGGTACTGGCAAGTCACTTACCCTTAGCGCAAAGGCAGGGGTTTGGGGACATCCGATTCGCTACCGTACCGGTAAAGGCACATCTCCTGTTGCAATGCAACAAAGGGCGGGTCTGTTAAAAAGCTTGCCGCTACTCATTGATGAGATCACATCGACTCAACGTAAAGATATGGAGTGGGCGCCGACATTCATATTTGACTTTGCCGAATCTCAAGGCAAGGAGCGTATGGAGGCTAATGCCAATAAGGAACGTCTCAACAACAGTAACTGGGTGGCAACTTGTACGCTGACTTCCAATGAGGTGTTGACCGACTATATGGCGGGGGCTAGAAAATTCAGTTCAAACGGTGAGCTTTTCAGGGTACTGGAATACAACCCAACTCAGCGCCTGACATGGGAGCCAGAAGACCGTATTATTCTGAAGAAACTTAAGCGCAACTATGGCGTAGCTGGAGAAGCGTGGATTCGTTGGCTTGTCACTAATCAAGAAGTTGCTGAGAAAATGGTTCAGAAAGTTAGCGCAAGGCTAATGCAGACAATGAATTTTGCAGACGACGAACGCTACTGGCATGCCGGTTGTACGACAGTTGTAGCCGCGTCAATACTTCTCGGTAGCAAGTATGCAGGAATACTGGATGTACCAGTGGAAGCCATTACCGATGCGTTACACGATTTAGTGAGAAAAGCTAGAAGTGTAATTGCTTCGAACGTGAAGACGGCGGAGGATGTTTTAAGTTCTTATACTGGCGACAACTACGGAAGCTTTATCGTTATCAAAAAGAACGAAGGGCGTCTGCTATCCGCATGGGGGTCGGGAGACACCATCGACAAATCGCTTACTCGGTCTAAGGTTCGCGGGCGTGTGGAGCATGAGATTATTGCCAACGGGAATGTGGAGTACTACATCGAGGAGCAACTTCTTAAGCAACATTGCATTGCTATGAGCTTTAGTTATTCCGACTTTAAGGCGCAGATCAGTAAGCAGTACACGGTAAAGCATGTCAAGAAAGATATGCTTGCCAAGACTAACGGACCATCCATGAGGGTGAATGTACTACACATCACAATGAGGACTGAGGATGTTGAAGAACTTCAACTGGGAGAGCTTAAAACCGGGTGAGGGAATTTTCCTCCCCGCTATTGATGTGATGAAAGCGAGGGAGATGGGGCTTCGCGCCGCCATCATGCCCCGCAAACAAGTACACGCTAAGATCGGTATTAAGGACGGTCTTATTGGCGTGTTATTTTTTATACGCGCTCAGCCATCTTACGGAAGTTCGCAGAAAAACGTTGTCGTATCTGATCAATTTGATCCAACCGTTGACGCTTCTGTTGGTCATTAAGGTTTGGCATGTTTTGAATCATACGTTCATTAGCTGCCAACTTAGCCATCGTAGTTTGAAACTGGTTGGCGCTTTTAGCTAATATCAAACGGTCTTTGTTGTCTTTCATGAACTGACGTGCTTCATCAGTTCGACCTTCTTTAGCCATAGCATTAAAAGTATTCTGCGCTTTGATGGCGTCCTGAGCTTCGGAGTAGGCTTCACTTTCGTCACCCCCGCCATATTTCTTTTGGAAAGCACTTCCAATAAGCGGCATTTCTGTGATGCGCGCCGCAGGCTTTTCATTGCCTTGTCTAAACATGTCATTGGTTGAAGCCGCCGCCATAAGCGGTAGTTGCCCAAAGTACCCACGCACTAAATGTTCGATTTGAATGGGAGACACACCAGGTAGTACGGTTCCAAGGTACTTAGCTATCTCAGTTGTATTGGCAGTGAAGCGTTGGGCAGGATCAAGCTGTTGCAGTCTGGCTGACTCAAGTGGTGCGCCTGTATAGAAGTCTTTGTTGGTTGCAACTTCCGCTATTGGCTTAAGCAGTTGTGGTACAAACTTACTGCTGTAACCGGGGACAGAATTTAAAAACATCCCTTTTAAAGCTTTGACTTGTTCTTCGCCTGTCACTTCGTTGCGCATACCATCAGCCGCCGCCACACCCATAGAGAAGAAATAGCCAACCTCGTAAGGAACTGGTATTTTAAAAGGCTCGTCGATACCGGGTAAAAACACAAACATATTACCGTAGCGGTCTGCGGGCTTTGCGTTTTTAAAGTAGTCGTTATCTGATAGCGCCATGCCGTAAGCAATACCCAAACCAGACAGCATCAACGCATTGTTAAAAAACTTCTTCTTAATATTCAACTGTTCGTTAAAAGGCATATTGCCTCGAGCCGCTTTAGCAAACACATTAAGCGCTTGTGTCTGCGAGTTCATAAAAGGAACTAAACGGTTGGCGTATTGAACAGAAGAAGACAGCCCTTGCTTATGGAAGTTTATAGACTCCATAGTCATCATATCAGCTTCGACTTCAGACAACCCGCTCTTTAACGCGTTTTCGTAAACTAGTGCACGTGTAGCGGCGTCAGCATCCATCGCCATTTTGTCGGCGAAATTGACAAGCTTTTGTATTGCGCCCACATCTTTACCACTAGCAAGTTGTTTGGCAAACTTAGATACGTCGCTGCTGTCGCCTTTGAAAATGTTACTTTGAATAAGTCCTTTTTCTATGAGCGCTTCACCAGTCTTACTGGTGTTCATTTGCATACTAAGGAAATGCTTGCTTGCGTTGTACACCGCTGTTAAAGGATTGCCTCTGACGCCACCAGTAAAAGTAGCTGCCATTGGATCGCGCAACAACTGATGCGCAACATAAAGCGGAGTACGTGTTACCCCACTGCGAAGCATGTCAGAAGCGGCGCCCCCTAGTTTTAAGAAGGCGGGTAAAGTTAAGTTAGTACCCTCTAAGCTCTTAACAACGAGCTCTGGACTGACGCCTTCCATCAGCGTGTTTTTAGTGTCAACTTTAATCCAACGCTTACCATCGTCGTCAGGTCTTGCGGGATCGGGCGCTACGTTAAAGTGAATAATGTCGGGACCTGCAGGACCTGATCCGCGTTTAATGAGCATGTCGTTGTCTTTGCCGCGTGCCGAACCAATTTCTTGGAGAGCGTAAGCAACCGACTTTTGCGCCATGGTTGTCATGGCTTTGTCAGTTAACAACATAGTGTTTTGCATTAACGATTCGTTAAGCGGAAGAATCTTTGTCTCGCCGCCTTTAAGTGCGTGCAAATAAGGTTGACGTCTGATGTCACCAATGTTTATCTGCACGTTATCGTTAAACACTAAACTCGCATTACCGTTATTGTCCACGCGGTAGAACGGAACATAGTCCTTGTCTTGCAAGAGCTTTGCGGCGACTTCTTTAGATATGGCGCCAGCCTGTACGTTAAATTCTATAAGACCTTTATTGTATGCGTTGTATTTATTACGTACGTCTTCCAATGCTGCTTTGAGTTCTGGCTTAGACTCTACATCAGCAAGCGCGGCTTTTAGATCTTCTTCTTTTACACCTAATGCACCACTATCTAAACGATTTGCGCCTTTGTTCAGCGCACGTTGCGCAACCATATATGTGGTTGCTAAATCAACTTTGCCTTGCGCATTAGCGCCTGGTATCTTAGACATGGCATCGAACACGTCTTTAGCGTTATTCTGATTTGTACTGCGTACGCCGTACAAACCCTTCTCGTCTTTGTAGATTTCAAGAGGACCTTTGCTAAGCGTAGTCATGGCAAGAGACAGCTTTTGATCTGCCTTAACCACATGGTACATAGCCTGTTGATAAACTTGTGGTTTGTTAATACCTTCGGCACCTTGCTTTAACGCTTCACGAAGAGGTGCGCGCATATCAACCAAGTTCATTTCTGTTGCTAAAGCGGCATTGTTAAAGTACTTTTCTTTAAAAGACTTTGGTTGTGCAATTACTTTTCCAGACAGTCTAGTTAAGGCGTTGTCTTCGTCAAACTCAGCACCTTTTGAGTATAGGCGCTCTTGTGCAGGTCCTATTGGGTTTAAGTTTTTACCGAGAATAGCCGCGCCTTCTTCTTTATCGCCAAAATCAACATAATTTTTAAATCCGTTTTTTTCAAAACGTGAACTGTTATCCCAGTATTTACTACCAGCAATACCTTCAGCGTGCATGATACGTGAAGCAAATTCAGGTGCTAGACGTTCTTCAAATCCATTTTGTTTTAGGGCATCTTCAATCGCGTGAACAATGTGCTTACCTTTTTGACGGTTCTCAGGAATTTCTGATAAATGCTTGTTAAAAACGCGTTTATATTCTGGGCTAAACTGTTCAAAAAGACTGCGTAACTTATCTTTAATGTATGAGTTTTGATCGTTAGGATGCGCGTCTAAATCTAAGTAGTGTTCTTCAGGGCGTGTATGTAACGTGCGATACATTGCGCCTGCTGGCAAAGATAACGGCGCCTGTGTAATCTTCGGCTGTTGAAAACCGCTGTTATTTTTTTCTTGCTTATTAACCCAATTTTCAAATTCATCTAAAAATTTATGAAATTCTTTTTCTGTGGGCCGTTCAACATTGCTAAACACATCTGTGCTTCCTGCAACAACGTTGTTGTACTTTAATAAATCTTTATTTCTTTGTTGTTCAGCTAGCGATCTTAGTTCTGAGTAAAGATTTTCTTTTTTTGTTTCTTCTTGTCCCGGTTTTGTGTTGCCGTCCACTAAAGCTTTTTTAGCGTTTGATAAAACCTCTTGCACAGCGGATAAATAATCTTCTGGAATTCCTGGATTTTTTACTTTTTCAGTAGTGCCGTCAGCCAGTGTTCTGCTCAAGTCGTATTTACCGCCGTGAGTCATTGCCCAATCTCTAAGGTCTTCTGCTTTTGCACCGTTAAAAGTAGGTTCGGTTTTTTCAACCCACTCTATCATTTTGGGGTCTTTGTTAATTCTTCCTAGCGCTTTGTTTAATGCAGTTTCTTCGTAAGTTTTTGCTATGCCTTTGCTTTGAGCGCGGTAACTACCCCAGCCAAATGCTTGCGCGCCTTCACCTTTGCCCATGTAATCAAAATCAAACTCGCCAAAATCTGCGGCGGTACCGTGCCATGTGCCTTTAAGTTCAAGCTGTGCGGCGCCATAAGCAAGATCGACAAGGTCTTGCGCGTTAAGTTCTTTAGGATTTAAACCAAACTTCTTAAGGACGTTTTTAAACGAGTTAACAATCATGTTCAACCAGTTTTGAAGCGCCCCGCCTTTTTTAGTTCCTGTAGGATCTACGCCCGCTTTAATTGCCTCTTCGACGGTGTAGGCTATCATTTCATCGTCAACTTGACTTGCTTTAGTCTTGGCGGCTTCTACCCTAGCACGAGCAGCTTTGGCTACGCGAGCTTCAATTGAATCGTCGTTTCTTTTTTCCCAGCTCTTAACCGTTTGTGCAAGAGCTTTGTACTGCCCTTCATTAAAAAAGTTTCTAAAACCTAAGTGCGCTCCAACTTCGTGTAAAAGAACACTAAGTCCTTGACCTTTATTAATGTTGTTAGCAAAAAGAACGGCTCTGCCCTCTGGGTCAACAAACCCTTTTGCGTCTTTAGGAATAGCTTCGTCTTCGAGAATTTTTATTTTTGGACCACCTTTGCCGTTAAGTAAAGGCTGTCTTGATTGTTTAATGTAGTCGTCTACAGAATCAAATACTTGTAGTTTATGCGTTATTTTTTCTTCAGGTCTGCCGGTAACGCGTTCGCCCATAGCTTTGTTAAGCTCGGCTTCCAAAGATTCTTTTGTGTGAGGCGCAGTAGCTTCACCGCGTGAGTAAAAGCGGTCATAATCTTCGTAACTTGCATCACGCTTAGCGCGTTCTTTTGCAAGTAGTGCATCGGCCTTGCGTTCAACTTCGCCTTGTTCTTTTAGTCTTCTGGCGGCAATGGCATCCTCAGATGCAGATCTAAACGGTTTCTTAGCAGACTGTGCGGCAGTAGTTTCAACTTCAGCAGGACCTTTGCGACGTGGCTTACCTTCTTTAATAGCCTGCATTTGCTCCTCAATAAGTTTCATTTTATTGAGCGCATTAATCTTGGATAAATATTCCGCACGGTCTTGTTTGGTTATATTATCAGAAGCAGCCAGATCTGCCAGTTTGTCTAAGTCTTCTGGGCCTTTATAAGAAGCTGCTTCTTGTGACAACTTAAACAACTGGTCGTGCATTGACTCTTCATGCAAGCGCCTAATCTCAGCAGCCCTCTCAGCTTCAGACATTTGTTTGGTAGCTTTTAAGCTTTCTTCCCGGCGTTTTTCTGCTTCAAGTTCTTCTGCAGACAGTAAAGTTTCTGTACCGCGTTTGCCTTGTTCATGACGTACACCTGGTAAACCAAGACCGCGTTGCAATTTAATTTCTAAAGACTCGGCTTTTTCTTTAAAGACTTCAGATTTTCTTTCTGCGTTTTCTAATCTGTTCTCAGCGGCAATAATATATTGACGCAACTTCTCAGTGCCTGATGGCAAAGATGCTGGGTTTATTTCTTCTAACTCGCCTGTCTTTGGATTCTTAAACTTTATAGGTTCAAGGTTTAACTCCTTGGTTTTTTCCTGAATACGCTTAAGCCTAGCTCTTTCTTCACGCGATACTATACGTTGGTTAGAGTAAGGGTACTCGTTAGGATTGTCCGCAACATTTTCGCCTTTTGCTTTTGCTAACTTCTTTTCAAGCGAAATAATAAAGTCGCGTTCTATTTTGACGTTACCATCAAGCATAGCTTGTCCAACAATGTGAGCGCTTTCTATTTCAGAATAACGCTCATCCAACATTTTATTCAATGCGTCTTGTTGTTCTTTTACATTTTTTTGTAGATCTTCAAGGATGCCCTTTTTTTCTTCGTACTTAAACAATTGATACGTAGCCAACTGTGTACGATTTTTGCCTTCTTTTTGAGTGAGCGTGCCTTCTAAACGTTTGTTTATTTTTTCAAGCTCTGCACTTTCTTTGGCAAGACTGTCTTGTGCGGTCTTAAGTGCTTCTGATGCTTTTGCAATTTGAGGGTTTAATAAATCAGCGCGTGCTTGTTCAATGTCTTTTTCAACCCGCTCCATCGTAGAAACTATTACGTTTTGGTAATATGCTTTGGCATCACCAAGCGCACCTTCAACTTCGTGCACGGCTTTTTCTTGTGGTGTCATGGTCTTTTTTGCGACCATGTTGCTCTTAATACGTCTTATTGTGGCAAGAGGTAGTGCTAACTCTTGTTGTCTTTCTCTAGCTGCTTTTCTTACAGACTCATTAGAGTCCTGCATAAATTTAAGAAGTTTATTATTAGCATCTTCTAAACGTTTGCCTTCGGCAACTAAACGCTGCGCAGCTTCTGTGTTAGCTTTAACTGTTATTCTGTCTGCATTAAAGTCTGCCAAAGTTCTATTAAGTTCAAAAGTTTCATCAGGCGTCAGTGTTTCGCCTTTTAGATACTTAGAAACAATTTTCTTTTCTTCTGGCGTTTTACCAAACTCGGCTTGCCCCACATACGCGCGAGCAATATCTTTAGGACTCCAAAGACTTGTGCCTGCTTGAGAGAACTTGGTGTCTGACTTAATGTTTTCTATTGTTGCCTGAAGCTTATTAAGTTCTTCTACACGCTCTGTTTGTACTTGCGTCTTGGCATTTTTGCTTAGCTCAGCTTTTCTAACAACTCTACGTGCTTCATCCACAGCAGCTCGTGCGGCAACAAGTTTTGGAGCTTTGGCAAAGTTAGCAGGAGTAGCGCGGATGTATCCCAAGTCTGCTTCTTTTTCAGGAAACAGCGACATTTGTCCCGCAGCTTTTTGCTCCATTGCAGTGGATTTACCTGCGGCAAGCGCATCGTTGACAGCGCGTACATCTGCTTGTGTGACTTGGCGACCTGAATTAATACGATCTACTAATTCTTCTGTGGCATCTAATAATTGACGCGAAGCTTTGCCTTCGTCCATAAGGTCTGCAGCTTTATTAAGAACACCTCTAGCCGCAGGGCGCATAGGGCCCATCTTAGTCATCTTATCCCGCACATATTCTGTACGTCTACGCAATTCACCACCAAGCGTTGTAGCTGTTTCGCCTCTTGCCTCAGCAACTTTTTGCGCCTCAGTTGTGGCAAACTGACGTTTTAATAGCTGTTCTTCACGTTTGGGTTTACTTTCAGGATTGCTTATATCTTCGCGTAACCCATCGAGTTGCTCTTTAATAACCTGAATTGCTTTATCATATGCGCCAAATCTACGTTCCTCAGTAGGACGCAAATCACGCATCTCAAATTCTTCGGGCGCAACCATGACCCTTTTTTCTGCGCGCCCTTTGTACACTGCAGGTTTAGTCACAATTTTTGTTAAACGTATTGGTGCAGCATGAACACGCTCCATCCATTCGGACAAAGTATCGTGTAGTTGTGAAGCGGACTTAAGTGCTTCGTCTGTTGAAAGCGGTGCTAAACCTTTAGCACGTCTGTGCAGCGCGGCTTCCTGTAGAACAGAAGTTATGTATTGCGCTCTTGCCTGGTCAGCTTTATTTAAAAGAGATTTTTGTGTAGAAGCAGCAGTGCCTTTGCCATACTCTGGTTCGCCTGTCTCTTCGTTGATAGGAACATCTTTGCCTAAAGCATTATTAGACTTCACACGATGCAGCATGTCCTCCATGACGCCCAAAGCTTGTTCTTGTGAACGTCTGGCGCTGATAAATTCTTTAGCGTATGGGTTGCCTTCTTCAGACGACAACATGTCTAGTTCAGACAAAGCTTTGGCACGTCGTTGACGAGCATTTATAACAGCGTCGGGTTGTTTGTTCTGTCTAGCTGCGACAGCTTCTCTATCCGCCTCTTGAACGTCCGTCAACAAAGAGTCAATACGATTACGCTTTAAATCAACTTGCGATACAGGCTTGCCATCAACTACAACGCGCCTGCCATCAGGTTTAATATCAGGATTAACCGCTACAACAGGTTCCCCATTGGTAGCTTTTTCAAACACAGGGTCAAGATAATCAAAGTTGGACTCCGCTGTGCGGTTGTGTTCTTCAACTTGTTCCTGAGAAGCTTTTAGCATCTCCAATGGATCATTAAGCGCTGACACCTGCTGCATTTTCAAGTCTGCTTGACGATTTTCTAATTCGTTTTTAGAAGCATTACGTGCTTGTTTTTCGCGGTCTTGCAACCGTAATTTAACGCCCGATAACAGCGAGCTATTTTCACTCTTAGTAAGCCCAGGTAGTGTTGGACGTGTCTGAACATACTGTGCAGCAAGCTCAGGTTTTTCCATTATGTAGTCTGCATAATCACCTAGATCTGTGTAGCCAACACTTTTAGCAGCTTCGACTTGCCCATTAGCATAATCGTGAACAGTTGTATCAACTGCAGGTTCGGGTTCCTCAACTGTACCTAATCCCTGCGCAGGTCTTCCTCGTGCTTGTATTCCTTCTTGGTCTTTTGTCAATTGCTCAAGCATATAGTCTTCAGGTGACATTTGTGCTGTACGCGCAGATTCTTTTGCTGTTTGCATAACCCCTTGAGACTCAAGACGGGCTTTCTCTCTTGCAAGCGGTGCCAGTGTTTCTTTGTAATGCTCTTGCAGTTTTTGACTAATGATGCGGTTGTACTCTTTGTCCGCGCTTTCTGTAGGCGAACCTTTCTCAATAGTGCGCCTTTGCGCAAGCAGATCAGCTTTTTGTTTCTCAGCTTCGGCGTACTTCTGCTCAATGTCCAGTGCGTACTCGGGAGAGTTTTTAGCAGCTTCCTCTTGTTGCTGTGTTTTCTTTGCTTCTTCTTGCTGTATAGCCACGCGATCTTGACGTGCTTTTTCTAAAGTTCCAGCTGCGCCTTTACCTTCTAAGTACCCGCTGTACGCACCAAACAATGGCGCTGCCGCTAATCCAGACTTTAAACTTTGACCGTATTGATTGAGTGCGTCTTCGGAAGTTAAATCTTCACCGGCGGATATACGAGAAATAATGTCATGCCCAAGCATCATGCCCGGACCAACAACCGCATTTTGAGCGGTGCCTTGTAAAAAGTTACGGAGTGCTCCACCAACTTTAGCGCTGGCTTGTTCGGCAGTCATCTTACCGGCTAACACTTCAGGTGCCAAATCCTTGGCTTGTTCTTGCGCAGTCTTTCCTATTAATCCACTAAGGGGTTTAGCAAGCACGTGTCCCGCAACAGCGTCTATGGCTGTATGTGCGATACCAGAAATAATTGCTTTTGCATAGCTTGGATCTTCACCGCGTTTCTTTTGCGCAGCTATTTCCTCACCTGCATACATTGGAAGATTAACACCAGCAAAAGCGGCTGTAGCGGCAGCGCCTCCTAAAGCAGCTTCGGGAACGGCGTAAGCGGCAAGTGCAGGTAATCCATAACGCCCTGCCATACTACCTGCCATTTCTCCGACAGGTTCAGTTAAATATTTACTTAAGTATGCACCGGCTTCTGGCAACAAACCCCTTGCTTTGGCGGCTTCAATATCTTCTTGTGAGGTAGGTCTATAGCTTGTAGCTGCAGACTCTTGCATACGTTTACCGTAATCAGCCAAGCCACCCAGTCCCGCAAACTCGCCTAACCCTTGTGCCGCAGAACCTGCACCCTGGCGAAAACCTGAGCTCAGCGCAGACATCATTCCAGATGAAGGAACCTTTTCAGCGTCGGGATGCTGTCTTAGTACTTCGTTGATAACCTGATCTTGTGACGCACCTTCGGGCCCTTTAATCTGGTATGTTTGCCCGTTTGGGGCTTGTATGCTATAGAGTGGCATGATGTTTTAAGGACCTGTAACTTGTTGAAACTTACCCCAACTAGTCGAAGCTGACCTAGGTGCTGTTGCATTGGGTTGACCCGTAGGCAAGGAACCTAAACCGCTTGATGACTGATACTGTTTAATTTCATCTAGCAGCTGTTGCATTGTAATCGCAGGCTGCATTGCCGCTTCGCGTTTTGTGTTAATTCCTTCCAACGCAGTTACAAGTCCGACACCTGTTTTATCTCGCATAGCTTCTTGTAGTATGTTTATACCTTTGAGTGCGTCACCATTACCCAAATATAGAGCTGAGCGAATTTGTTCTGGAGGTTGTTGAAGTAGCGCATTTGTTTTAGTAACTTCAGTCGCTGCACCTAAGTTAGCTCGCGCATTAGCGGCTGCTGTATCTTGACTTCTACCAAAGATGCCCGATGATATTCCCGCAGAAACGCCAGACATATTGTCGTGTGCGTTCAACAGGTGCATGTTATATGTATGCAGCTTATCGGAAAAATTTTCGTTTGCTGTTTGTTCTGCATTCTGGTCGCCAATAAGCTGTGCATTACGCATATCCTCAATGTGTCCGCGTGCTTGATCTCTAACATCTTTAGCTTTATCCAAATCTTTAAGGCCTTCCTTGTAAGACTTGAGTCCTTCTTTAGCATTAGACAAATTAATAAGACCGTTAGGAGACGTCCCGCCAAGCACAGCTAAACCGGCTTCCAACCAACTGGAAGCTCTTAAATCTGATAATTTTTTATCGTCTTTAGCCTCTGCTTTATCTAAAAGCTCTTCTTGTTTTTTACCAAGGACAGGACGGTTTTTGTACATCTCCTGCCTAGCCGCTTTATTATTTAAAATATCTTGCTGCAAATCCGCTTTTTCTTGTTCCCATGCTTTTTGCGAGTCTGCAGGATTATAAAACTGCAAGCTTGCTTGTTTAGCTTGCTCTGGAGTCATAGAGTTTGTTGATAATAAGGAAGGTAAGCCAACTTGAGGTGGCTTGTAGGGGGTAGGTGGAGTCTCTGTAGAAGCTGTATTTGCTCCCGCAGCAGCAAGATTATCCATACTTGTGTTACTGTTTGCGGCAGGACTTGCATCAGGCAAGTTTTGTTGGGCTTGCAAAAACTGAGCTAGTACGTTTTGGCTTAGTTTGGGATACTGCTGCCCCCCAAGAACAGCGCCTGAGTTAGCATTTGGATAACCTGTAAAATTTGTGCCAGAACTGGGGTTTTGCTGAAGTAATTGAAGTTGTGTGGGATTAAATTTTTGAGCCGTGTTAAGCGTGCTGTCTCTATACAAACGTGGATCTTGCGTACCCAAAGAATAATCAGCAGCAGTGAAAAGCCCGCTATCATCTGAATTGGTAGGGGCGGTTGTTTTTACGGAACCCGCAATATCAAACCGGCGAGTGCCATCTTCCATGCGCCCACCAGTAATGCCACCTTCTTTAAAAGATTCAAGGTTCTTTGCGGACAACTTGTCAATACCAAATTCTTTAATGCGTCCACCTTTAGCTTTGGCAGCAGGTGTGGCAGATTGTGGGTTAGACCCACTACCTAATTGACTCAAACCATAACCAGCCATACCTAGACCGGCAACTTGAGATACAGTGCTTGGCGCCGCTTGGTAATTCTGTGTAGTTGTGTTTGTTGGCGCTCCTGTGTAGAGTCCTTCCAACTGCTGCAATTGCTGCATGGGGTATGCCTGCATGGTGCTGTAGTTTTGTGCACCAGCATTAAGAACGTTTTGTTGCTGCTGTTGCTGTTGCGCACCGTACGCGTTTTGCAATCCTGCCACGCTTTGTTGGGCGCCCAGTTGTGCAGTACCAATATTTGATAAGTTAGAACCCGCCGCACCTGCAGAGTTGTATCCTGCTTGTTGTGCGCCGATACCGGCAAGCCCCGCTTGTGCGCCTTGGATACCCAAGTTAGCCGCAGTCTGCATGTTGGTGTTAGCGGTGTTATATGCTTGATTGTATGCGTTGCCAACTAATTGGTTTGTTGCTAAGTTCTGTGCTTGATTAGTAAGCGCGTTTTGCACGCCCATACGGGAACCGCCAAAAGCTCCGGCTTGTGTTGCTTGTGCATTGTTAGCGGCATTTTGCATGCCGTACTGTTGGTTAAGTAATTGAAGCGACGGCTGTAACGTATTTTGTAAATAGGGGTTCATGTAATTTTGAACCGTGGAAGAAGGCATCCCATTTACATTTTGAGCATTCATGCCATAGCTGTTTCCAGCCATAGCGCCCATTTGCCCATACATATTAGCTTGGCCCGTTGTGCCAAGTGCCCCATATCCGGCTTGTGTATTTAGTCCTGTTGCCGCGTTATATTGCCCGGGTACTTGCATATTAGCCGCTGTATTAAACGACTGTTGTTGCAAGGGTGAGAAACCGGCGGTTGTATTTTGCCCTGCACTATAGGCTTGCATCATTGCAGGATTTGACGTATTGGTCGGGTCAAAAGGTGTATAGCCGTTTTGAGCGCCTAACTGTCCTGTACTGGGGTTGTAATTCGGATAGGCGTTTTGCAAACCTGTGGAGATAAGCTGTTCAACTCCTGGCTGTGCCCACGGAGCAATACTTGACACCGTATTTGTTTGACTGGTAGCTGCAGGAGTACTTCCTCCGCCTCCCGCGTATAAAGTGAACTGCGCAATAATACTGCGTGGGTCAAGTAGTTTAAATAATAAATTCACAAGTTACTCCTAAATAGTAGTCTCAACTACTGTGTACCGTTTTTTAAATCCGAATGATGCAAGCATGCGCGTAACGGAATCCCGCCCTCCTGCTTGAAGCTTTGTTGCGCCCATCGCGCGAACAATATTTTTTAATTGCATAAGTGAGTCTTTAGTGCAGATATTTTTACCACCGGTGCTTGTCACAAAAGCAATTCTGTCATTTGGGTAGTTCATAAAAACCAGCGTCATTGCGCCAACTATGCCTGTTTCGTCAGATGCAACAACTAAAGACCATCCGCCTTGATTGACTGCCATTTGAATTTGTTCTAAAGAATAGTCCCCGCCACTATAAGGAATAGTGCGTTCAAAAAACTTAGCCACCAAAGGAAATACTTGGGCGGTTAATTGTTGGGGGACTAGTTCAATTTTCATCCGGGCATATACCGATCTGGGTGAATGGCTTTGGCTTGTTTAGGCGAACCTGTTCGAGCGCGCCTTACTCTGTCCATCATGTCGTAGAGTTTCTTAGCGCCGGAATCAGATGAGCCGTTTCCTAAGTGTGAAACAACATCGGCTGGAACTACAAACTCATCGTTAGCTAAACGTGCAGGTTGCTTATTTGCAATCGTAGCTGGAATGGAATCCGACATGCCATCACCAGGACCTTTGAGCAACTGCCCTCCGTCTGAGTAATGACCTAGATCAGAAATGCCGCCTTGTGCAAAATTCATCATACCACCACTAGCTGCAGCGATAGAAGGCCCCGGCATCATGGACTGTTGTTGCGCAGCTTGTTGTGCTTGCTGTTGTGCAACTTGTTGGTCTTGTGCAGCTTGCGCGGCTTGTAGGTAAGCGCTGTATTGATCGTACGCGCCAGAACTTGGGGCAGGTGCGGTTACGTCTGATAGTGTTGCTCCGCCTGATGCGTAGTGAAGAACAGACTGAGGTACCGGCGTGCTTGTTGCGCTGTTATAAGTTGGCGTCATGTTATACGCCATAGGAGGATTTGGGTTAGCTGTCAATTGCATCAGCCCACCACCTGCTGCATGTTGCGTTGGATATCCACCGTAATTGTTAGGGTACTGCACACCCTGCGCGCCGTACAGTTTGCTAAGCGGACCTGTATCTGCAGGAACTCCAGGCACAGGCGGTCTTCTATTTAAATAGTTTATTCCGGCTATTCCGCCGCCAATCATAGCGGCTTGTCCTGCAGGGCCATATCCCGCACCTGTTCCCCATGTACCTGTTGCACCAGCAGCGGGGGTTGTCATGTTATTTACAAAATTAGAATTTTTAAACTGTTCCCAGTAAGAAGGGTTGCTGGCAGTAGAAGACACTCCGGCCCCAGCGCCTGTATCTGCCGCAGCTGCGGCAGCATTTGTAACCCCCGCTCCTTGCGTACCCATACTGGCTACACCACTTGGAATTGTAGTTGCCGCATCGCCGGTAGCTAAGGCAGAACCGCCCATATTAGCCATACCCCCTGCTGTTCCAGAAGCGGCTAAATCTGCACCTGCAGCATCTCCTGCACCGCCAAGTATTGCCGCATCTCCTGCGCCACCTGTCATCACTCCCACAGTACCTAAAGCTGCTAATCCAAGCAGCTTCTCACCAAAAGACATATTGTCAAACATACCCATAATAAACTCCTAGGTAGCTTCGCCACCACTAATAAAAATGTTACCGCCTGTACCTGATGCCACAACTTGTATCGTGGCGCCTGCTGATAAAACTTGTGTGCCTACCCAATGAAAATAAGAACTGCCTGAATTGACTGGCACCACATCCAAGAAAATATTGCCTGTGCCTGCTGTGCCACCACTTGGGACAAAGTAAATTGTGACCGTGATACTGCTTGTCGCCGTGATGTTGATGTCTTTAATTATAGTTCTTGTAGACACAGGAACGGTGTAAACCGTGGTAGTAGATGTTGTAACCGCCGCCTGCGCAAGCTGATTAGGGATAATGTTTTGATAGAAGCTCATTGGTTCAACCAGGTAAGAACAGAGTTAGAAGCTTCATTGTTGGCGTTTACACTAACTACTGTGTTCAATTGTTGGAAATACAGACGCAGCACGTTGGTTAACTGTGTCTGTTGATTCTGGTCGTAAGCCGTAGGAGGCGTAGGCAGTTGAGGAACTGCCGGTACTTGGGTTGAGTTTAGCTTTGGAACAACTGCCATTAACGTCTCCCGTCAGGACGAATGTCCAAGCGCTGCGCGCCTGACTGCCACTGCACGCCCAAACCTGTAGACTGAATCTTAAGCGCCATTTGGCGTCCTCTTGCCCTGACATAGATTTGCGGCGTAAAAGTCTGGATCAAGTACTCGCGTTCTTGCGTATAGTTTTGCTGACTGGTTATTCCTGGATTGTTGGAAGTGCCGTAATTAGCTCCAGGATTTTGTCTTGGAAGAAGTGTCAGATTGACCGTTGGGTTGGGGTTGTACGATCCCGTAAAGTTTATATCAGGAACAACACGCCACACAAAACCAAAATTATTACCGTCACCAATATCGAAATCAGAGCTTTGGATGAAAGCATTAATAGGACTAGCTGGGTTAGTCGTTCCATCGTTCACACCGTTTTCTTGATACGTCAATTGCCCATAATAATTGGTTGCCACGGGTGTCTGTCTAAGGGGCGAATAAAGCCACGCAGTGCGTTGCATAGCGCCGTAGTACCACGTTTGGTCTACGTAGTTGTAAATCACATAAGAATCAGTTAGCGTGTTAGGGTTAGACGGCGTAAAAGTACCCAGCGAGCCGTCGCTATTGCGCCCAGTAACAGATGGGTAGAACCACCATACTTCGTTAAACGCTTCGTTGGTACCTGCATAGACTTGCGCAGATTGAGACAAGTTAATGTTGTCAAACACATATTCACGAACTGCACAGGGTAGGGTTTGTACTGTACCGTTGTAATAATAGAACTTGTTATACCCCATCCAGTACACAATGTTATTAATGTTGGCGGCTGCATTGGGACCCATGATAGAGGTGTTGCTCGCCATTGGTTGGAAGCCCCAGACATAAGGCGTGCCAACGTACTGCATGATATAAACAGTCGTGTCTGTAAAAATTAAAATACCTTGCTGAGCAGGTATAGCAGAAACAATTTGCGATCCTTGAGACAACCGGTAGCTGCCCGCCTGATTCGTTGCTGTTGGGTTCCAAACCCCTGCGTTTTGTTGATCAGACCAACGTACAAACATAGGATCAAGGTATGTCGGACCCACAACGCCTGATGGATCATTACATCCAAAACAAATTACAAAGTCCGACGCATCGGACACCATCACATAGTTAACCAAGCTTGGCGTGGTAGAGTCGCAAGTGAAGGTGCCTGTTGATGTTGTAATAGTCGCACTGGCGGTATAGTTTTGCGCCCTATCAAATGTAGTCGCCGTCGCGTTCACCGCCCAATAATACATCTGGCTGCCGCTTGGATTGATGATTAAATCTTGTCCATAATTAGCGGATGACCACAAGCGAAGTTGTTCGCCCACCCCAGAAGATGCCGGTTGCCCCCAACCTGTTGAAGAAAGCCCTGTTGTAGCTCCGCCCCATCCGCCTGCACCCCAACCTAGCGCTTGCGTGTATATTGAACTACCTGTATTAACTTGATAGTTTGCAACTACTAAGGTTCCGCCGTTTCCTGAATCACTACTGTTTGCTGCAACGCTGGTTGTTATGGTGTATGTATTTGCGCCTGTAATGGCAACAACTTGGTATTCTCTATTAAGCACCGAAGCCGTTATAACACCGCCCAAGGACACAGCGCCGCTAAAAGTTACAAAATCTCCAGCCTGTGCACCGTTAGCCGAATCGGTAACTGTAATAGTTGTAGAACCGTTGGTCGCCGCAAAAGTGGCAGTGTGCGTTGTAGTTGTGCGTATGGGTGTAACGTCATAAAAAGTTCCGCCAATACCGTTTTGAATATAGTATTTTAGGTTAGTGCCAAGACCTAATAAGTTGTAACCGGCAAGGTTTAACCATGCCCATAAGTTACGGCAAACTCCCCAGAAAGACGCTGTGTTGTAGCCTGATGTGGTAGGGGGTGTTGCGGTGGGAAGGTTTTGATCTGCTGCGGGGTATGTTGCTATTTGGGTCGTGGACTCTGTGCCGGTATCGGTTACCCACCCACCAATCTTTTCGGGATAGCCTGAACGAAAACGAATATTATTACAGTCGTACCAACCACCCTCATTAGCGAGAGTCGTGGCTTCTCGGTTAACGCCCGGTCTAAATTCGAGTTTGGTTAATGGCACAACTACCTCGTTTACGCAAAAACGGTCATAGCATGATTGAAGCGGGCCATGCGATCCTCGAACCCTATTGTCGCACCATTTATGGCTTTCGTCAATCCTGTGAAATCATTGTTATCAACATGATGGTTCAAATTGTTCTTTTTCCAAAACCACGCCGCAGTGATAAGCGCGCCTTCAGGCGTTGAGACAGCATCAGGATTTGATACGAAATCGTATCCCAAGTCACGGGAACATTCTTCATAGTTGTTTTTAAAGGTAAGCTGGATCGCGCCTCTGCCTCGATTTGCCCAGCCATCACCCGATTCCTCATCTCCATTTCCGCCGCGGTTAGCGTATGCCCGGTTTGCGATTTTTTCTGGGTTATGCGCGTATTCATTGGCATTCTCCTCATTGAAATGGCTGGGCCAAGTGCGAATAAGCGACTCAGCTTTGTAGTTCAAGTTTTCTTCAAAGAATTTAAATCCACCTGATTCATGCCCACACTGCGCAATAAAAGCCGCTAGGCGTTCTGGAGTATTGAGTTCTGCATGTTGAATGGCGGCTTCCATGCCGGGCATAAGCGCCTCAGCATGACCTAAATCAATATTTGCTGCTTCAGCGAGTTGTTGTGCTTCCATTGATTAATTCCTTTACTTGATTATAGGTTGCGATACAGGCGTTGAGTTTGCGGATTGCGGTGTCTCCGTCGTCGGTGACCCTGACAAGAGACTGAGCAAACGCTGGGTCAAGTTGGGCTGTTGAGGTGTCAGGTCCGCTGGTAGCGGGGGCATTTGTGGTGGGACATACTGTGCCTTTGGTACGGACATAAAGCTGCAGCTTACCATTGGCAATGTCAGCATCACGCTTAGCAATTTGTTTCTGAGCTTCATTTTGTACCTTTACAAGTTGGGTTGAGAGGTCGGCGACTTGGGTGTTTAATTTATTTTCTGTTTCCCGCGCTTTGGCGTTACTTTCTGCAATTTTTTCAATCATCTCAGCTTGGGACTCGGCATAACCTTGATGATGTCCATACTCATACACACCACCCACAAAGCTACAAAAAAGAACAATAGCAATAACATATTTCATAGCGCTGGCCTATCATTGGGGTTACCAAAATGTGGAGAAGAAGTTGTCGGCGTAAAAGTTTTTGACGTTGTGGGCGTGCAAGATGTTGTAGGTGTGATTGATGGAGGCGCAGAACCTTTGGAAATATAGTTAGCTAGTATAGTCAGCAGTTGCCCTCCTACTAGGGTTAATACTGTAAAGATCTGCTTGTCAGCAGGGGCTTCGTTAAATAGGGGTTGTTCTGTGTAGACAATACTGTACCCAAACAATATAACAATAAAGACCAACGCAATGCTAAACGCCCTGATAACAAAGCGCTTGGTTTCGGCATCTAATTGTTCAGTTGTTTTTTGCATTCGGGGGCTTGTCGAAATACTCGGGGCAAGTTTGCGTAGCAACGCAATAAGGTGGTTTACAGTCTTCATCATTCCAATGCTTAGGGTCTTGACAGTGATAACGGTAGCGATCTTTACAACCGCTAACCAGGACAATACTTAGGAAGATACCCAGTTTCACGAAAGATTTTATAACACTCGATTTCTTTGCCATTGTCGTTAAACTTCTTTTTAAACTCTATGTACCAAGGGTCGTCCAGTTTGCGCTTTTCGTAGTCATCCCGAATGTAGTACATCAAACCAAAAATGGTCAACACGATGACAAGTAAACTCCCGACAAGGGCGACGCGAAGGTTTCGTTGATCGCGCTGAACACGCCGCTCCAGGGCTTCTTGTCGATCCTTTTTTTTTGAGCTTCATCGAACTTGGCTTTGTCTTTTGTTAACTTGGCTCGTTCGACTTGAAATTCTTCCCACATGGCGCCCAGTTCGGGGGGCGTATCGTATATCAATGTTTGGCGCAGATCGTACTCGGCTTGTTGCAACTGTTTACGCGCCATGATATTTTCTAGCGCCTGCGCCTGAATTGACTTGCCCCTTGGTGGGTTCTTTTCCTTTTCTTTTATCTCTGCCTGTGCTTTTTCACTGTGCTCAAAGAACGATCCAAGCCCGGTTGAGATCTCCTGCATAACCCCATAAGCTTCTTTGCCTACTGACTTGTATTCCTTGTACATAGCTACGCCCTGCTTGACAGCAGAGAGAAGCCCCAGGCAAATACTTATGGGTTCCATCTTAGGCTGTGCGTTGCCACATGTAAACAACCAAATACGGGGAGATTGTCGTCATTGCGGTGTTGGGGAAAGCGGAACCACTCTTTTGAGTGGTGTTTACTGAGATACTTGTAGTTGAAGATAACGCTAAACCAGCAGCACCACTAACTTGGTAGTCATACGCTCCCATATTACTATAAGACGGACCAGGAGGTAATATGGTACCTCCATAATAAGCTCCTGTAATGTGCTGATGACCAGGGTCATTAATACTGTGATCGTGAGGAGGTAAGTTTGAGAGACTAATCGTAGTCGTTGCAGAACCGCCAGTCGCACCTGCGGTATATCCTCCACCATTACCAAGTAGCATCTGTCCAGGAGCAAGCGCTGTCCATGTACCAAAACCAAACAACGTAGCAGGATTAGTGCTACTGCTGGTATTCATGTAGATAGAACCCACAGGGTAGATAGTAGCTAAAGATATCGCCGCACTTTGTACAAACGCTGTTGTTGCAATCTTGGTAGAGTTATCCCCAGTAGATGGGGTGGTTGTTGTGCCGCCTCCGCTAAGCGTAACCGCGCCTGTATGTGTTGTTGTACCTGTAACGGCTAAAGTGCCGCTCAGTGTTGTATTGCCTGTTACTCCAAGAGTGCCCCCAACCGATGCGTTACCTGTTACAGTCAGCGCGCCATTAACACCATAAGCCCCAACCGTACCAGTATTTGCCGCATAGAAGTTTGTGCCGTCTGTATAGACCGTTGTTGTCACTCCTGCAGGAATGGCTATTGTTGCCCCAGAAGAGCTTGTCACCTGTATAGTGGCAGTATACGAAGTGTTGTTGTAAATAATGTATAACTTTTGTGATCCACTCGGCGTTGTAATTGTGAAGTTAGCGTTCACTCCGCCGTTTGTTAGTATCAATGCTGCAGCAATTGCTTGGTTGTTAGACAGCGTAGCGGTCGCGCCGTTGAGGTAAGTCAGTGCTTGGGGGGTAGCAGTTACAGATACGGTTTGCACCCCGGCAATGGCTTGCTCAAAGATGTATTGGAAATTATTGTTTGTAGTCGCACCCCAAGTACCGGCTTGGTCGCCTGTACCCATAAGCTGGATGCGTAGATCTGATGAATACGTACTTGACATGGTGTGTCCTTATTGCGAGTTATTTATCTTAGTCCAAATTACGGACTGAGTGTCATTGATGGTTGTCCAGTTTGGCGTGTTGGTGTCTGTAATGGGCGTCCAAGCTACAGTCTGCGTGTTGTCAATCTTTGTCCAAGTCCCTGACTGCGTGTCATTAATCGCCGCCCAAGACGCTATCTGAGTATCATCTATTTTAATCCAATATGATGTTGGCGCCACATTGTCGGCAAAAGACAGGTTCTCCGTGATGGAGTAGACCGCGTTGTACTGGATGCTCTGGATGCTACTTAACTGGAATGTCTCCGTTATGCTGACCGATGTGTTGACAGTTGCAGTTGGAGTATCTGCTAAGCTGAAGTTCTGGGTAATAGACTGGAGGAAAGCTGAAGTCTGGGTGCTTGAGTCTGCGAATATCAGGCTTTCTGAGATAGAGTTAACAAAAGCCCAAGACTGCGTATTGGAATCGGCAAAGCTGAAGTTCTCTGAGCGCGTCTCAAGGAATGAGGACTGCTGAGTATTTGAATCGGCAAAAGATACTGGCTCACCGATACCTTCAATATAGGTGTCAATCTCGCTGTTAAAGTCAGTAAAGATTAAAGGCTCTGATAAAGCCAATGGGAAATTGGCGGTAATGGTCGGAGTATCCGCAAACCCAACGTTCTGAGTAATCGTTATGATGTACTGAGTTGACCCTAGGGAAGCAAAGGGTGGTTGGGCGAATGCGGCGTAGCCAAACATTATTCGTATAAGATATTTATTGAACCAGCGTCAAATGTGTCTGTGCCGTTGACGGTTGTAATTACTACTCGATCAAGAACTCCAGAAAGAGCAATTATTCCGTTTGTGTTTGTTACATAACCACTCACAGTTAATGAAATGTTTGTAGAACATACCCAAGTATTACCGCTAATGTTGTAAATAACGGCAGAACCGTAATTTAAACCTGAAGCATTATTGTTAATCGTTAAAAAGCCAGCACTAAGAGTTCCACCCGAGCTTGAACTTCCTTGAGAATAAAAATTATATTGCCCTGTATATCCTGTTGTAATCACAGAGCCTGAACCAACTTGAATTAATATATTTGATGTTCCACTTGTACTAACACCGCTAAACATCACAGTAATACGCTTGGCATAACTAGGTATCCCAGTAAACGTAATAGCCGTACCGGACGTACTAGCCTGAGCAGTGCCAGAGTTAATCAGACCGCCTGTTAATATATTGCTACCGTCCAGGGTAATACTCATAGTGCGTTACCTGTTATTGCTGATTGAATAGGTGCTATTGCCGCTACCAGTTGAGCTGTTGTTGTGGATGCCGTTACCGCCGCACGAGCAGTAGTTAGCGCCGTAGCCCAGTCTGAATCTGACATAACATTAGCAAGCCCTGCTCCCACTTTAGCCGCACGGTGCTGTGCCTCTGTATAAGCCAAGTTATTCAAAGCTTTGGTTTGGTGTGCTATGGCAGTAGGAATATCTACAGATACCGTTGTGCTGTTTAGTTTCCATGAGTCAAAGAATTGGGCATCTGTACCTTGTGGCAAAGTAGAGTCATCCACAATAATTGCACCGCTTGGGCAGTCCTTGGTCAGTACCGTCTGAATATCGAGTTCGCCTGTGGGTACGCATACCGAGACATTTCCATTTGTGTTTGTGTATATGATTACTTTCATTTTTATTCCTTTTTAACCAAAAACTACCGCGCATAAATAATCTGCATCATAAGCCGCGCCCGATAAACCTCTGCAACCAACAACAAAACTAGTTGTAGTTGGAGCCACATCGCCTACGTTTGGATTAGAAAATACTTGAGCAAAACCACCGTTAGTATTATTCTGAAGATTTGAACTTGAAGCTACTGCTGAATAACTTGAACTAGGCAATGCGTTTGAAAAAGTAATTGTATAAGCTCCTTGGCTTAATCTAGTAACAGAACTAACATTGTACGAACGGTTTACAGTTACAGTACCAGTTGGGCAAGTAAATTGCACCCAAGCCTGTGCATTAGTATTTACGCCATTACTTTGGATGTTAAGTATCCCTGAGCCATCCGCTGATACTTGAAGATTGTTTGTAGTGGATGCGTTTATTGTGCAAGTCATTGTTAGTCCTTAGCTAAATACTGCAACAGAAACAGTTGTAGCATCGAAAGATGCAAACGATGTGTTGTAAGTTAACACAGTTACTGAACTTGTTACATAAGTTGGAACTCGAACAACAGCACCACTATCAAGTGCGGCTACCGCACTATAATTAGCATTAGGCATTGCATTTGTAAAATTAACTGTGTAATTTCCTGTTGAATTTCTAGTAACTGAACTAACATTAAAATAACCATTACGAGTTCCACTTGCCCCTGCAAATTGCACCCATGCCCTTGCAAGCGTACCAATTTGCGTACCCGATCCATCCTGGAACTGAGTAGGTGTACCCGTTGTACTGGACTGGATTGTGTCTATTGCTAATGTGCCGTATGCCATATTTATCCTACAAAACAACCCAGCGAGAACCGCTAGAGATCGTAACTGTTACACCGCTTGCTATGCTTACTGGCCCTGTACTCATAACACTAGAACCTTGGGGTATTACATAACTATATGAGACCGTCTGGGAGTTAACCACAAACGGAGTCGTTGCCTGTACCACCGGCACAGTCTGATTGAATTGAAAAGACTGACCTGGAAAAGACATTAGTATTGACCTCCAAATGCAACAATGTTTAAGTCTGCACTTGTAGTACCCACCTGCTCAGAAATATATAGTTGATAAGTTGGTGGCAAAACTAAATTGTTAAAAGGAACCGTTGTCTGAAAAGCTTGAACTGTTGTGCTTGGAGTAACAGCAGATATTGGGATTTCAGCGTACAAAAACGAAGTTGTGCCGTTATAAATCCAAATATCTACAATATTAGCTACTGTCGTACCCTTGGCAGTGACCGTAATTGCATCTACTTTTGTTCCATTGGTAGAAGTTGCAGTCAATTGAACCAAGCCAGTTGTGCCGGTAATGTTAGCCCTGGAAGTAATCGCAGTAGCCGAAGTTAGCGTTGCAATCCCAACAATAGGAAAGACCGGAAAGATTGGTGAAGTATTAGCAGCCATTTATAAGAAACCTCCAAAATTTTGTTGCACTGTTACATTTAATGCTGGCGGATAACCCGAGCTAGACCAAGTAGGCGCGGCAGATGGTCCTTGAGAAGTAAGAACTTGACCTGCAGTACCGTAAGATCCATTAAATGCAATTTGATTATTTATACCTGCTGTTATTGCATCAATAGCATTATTGTTTGTAACAATACGATAACTATTAGCGCTATATGTTCCAACAACAAGATCACCGCTATACGAGTAAAGGTATCCATTATTAGGCTGGTTAAAAGAACCTAATACTTGTGCGGTAATAGTTGTACTTGATACCGTCATAGCAGCACTCATTGTGTAAGTGCCCACTCCCCCAGGTACATAAAAGTTATATGTACCAGAAGCATTCGTTGTTGTGTTTACAGAAGCTAGTGCTGCAGTAACAAGATTAATGCCGTTGCCTGTCGCAGTAAAGCTGCCTACAAACGTTCCTGCTGGTATTCCTGTACCAGAAATAAGATACCCAATTGCAATACCAGAAAGCGAAGATACATATAGTTGGCTTGTTCCTGTGGTTCCCCCACTAACCCAAGTTGGAGAAGCTGATGCTGTTCCAGTCGATGTTAATTGCGTAGTAATTGTTGTCCCTGCGGTAATGCCTGTGCCAGTAAGCGAAGCGCCATAAAGCAAATTACCTGTTGTTACCGCAGATATGGTTAGAGTTGTTGATGATCCACTTGTAGATCCCGTTCCACTAAAAGCTCCATACCCAGAACTGTTAATGCCCGCGTTGACATAGTAGCCAAGGTTGTTATAAATAGCATAGTCTGTGGAAGCAATTCCGCCAGCACTTTGATTTTGTATAGCGGCATAAATATAGCCATTAAAATTGCCGGAAAACTCGGAAACTATATTAGTATCTTGGTATGTTAGTGTGCCGTAGTTATATACGCCCGTACTTGATGGACTTGAAATACTAGCTGTAGCAGTATAAGCGGGATTTGTAGTAAGCCCGCTAATGTTTTGAATTACGGCTTTTTCGGCAGGGTATGTACAGAACACCGTCAGTGTATCTGATGTGCTAAAACTAATCAGCGAAGTGTTTCCTGAACTATTAGACAGCACCGTTGTGCGAGATAGCGTATTACCAGAGGAAGTATAAGAACCAATCCCAACTTCCCAAGTAGCCGCAGTAGGATCTACGATTGTGTAATAAGTGGAGTTGCCGTTACCAATCCCGTTAGAAAATGTCTGAAAGCTGTTTACTGCGCCCGATAGATTAACCGAGCCTGTGCCCGTGGCTACAGTGCCATTCTCCTGAACGCGATCCGCAACTACAAAAGCCATTCATAATCCTTAAGACGTAGCGGTTGTACTATAAGTGACAGCGACTGTGTCTCCAGCGGTTGTTGTCTTAGCTACTGCAAATCCACCTGCACTCCAAAGAGTTCCAGTTGTTGAGCTTTGTGTTGAGCTTGCGCCTGTACCTGTAACCAAGAAACATCCTGTAATCGTACCGCCAGAACCTGTGATTGTGTAAGTAATAGCCGTTGCAGAACTCGTCACAATGTTAGAGCCTGAAGTCGTTACGTTATTGCCTGTAGCAGTAGCAAACACTGCTGTGCCGCGAACGGCAGAACCACCAACGGTATAGTTCGTAAACTCTGTCCAATCTGAATGAGAAGACATTGTGTCTGTAGGTGAATACCCTGTACTTGTAGCAATAAGACCAAGATAAGGTCCAACAAGCGTATAGCCAGAAGCAGTATACAAAGTGGTGTTCATCATTAGAATCTTACCAACCTGTACAACCTGGTTCTCAAACCCTTCTTCCCACTTCACATTACCGTTTGCGTCACGGCAAGTCATAGTCCAAAAGCCTTCTAAGCCAACTGGGTTGTCTGCTTTTGTATTTGTATGGAGCGTAGCTACTGCGTAATCTCCACATCCTTGTACTTCGTTAGCCATTGTGACTCCTAAGAAATTCTGATAATTGCTGATGTGTTGGTTGCAGCGGGGAACTGCACCGTAAAAGTGTTTGTAGAAGTCTTTGCAGAACCAAAATCTAAAACACAAACTGCCGGATTTGTTGTGCCGTTATTCAAATAAATAAGCGCCCCGCGTGCAGAGATTGTCCCAGTCCAAACCGCATTAGAAAAAGAAACATAAGCCGTGTCCCCACTAGCGCCTGTTGTCGGTGTAGTGGTCACTGTTAGCAACTGCCCCCCTGCCGTATAACCTGTAGCGCTTGTCTCTCCAGCAGTGGTGTAAGACTGTGTGGTCTGATTAAGTGTCGCCGCATTTGTATAAAGTGCAATGTAGAAATTACCGGACGTGAAGTTGTACACGCCGTTCAGCATTCCTGTTTTAAATACATCGCAAGTCCAGTTGCCAGTAAATGCCATTTTATGTCACCTTCTGACGATATTGACCAGAACGATAGGCGTCTTGTCTTTCCAGACCGTCGCCCAAACGCTTGGCTTCCATAAGCGCTTCTTTATATTTGGCATCAATGCCCGCAATGATGTCCGCCTCAGACTTCATGAATGTGTAAGCTTCAACCAAGCAGCCGTAAAGAAGTACGGAGTCATAGTTGTCTGCAAGCCATGTAGTCCCTGTTGAATTAGATACTGCAGAAACGTTAAAAGTAAATCCTGAACCGCTTGATCCAATATAAGAGCCAGATACTGTCAGAACATCTCCAACAGTGTAAAGCGCTCCTCCATTGGTAATGTTGACGCTTGTGACCACATTGCCCGCTACCACAACAGTTGCAACAGCAGAATTTCCGTTAATTGCTCCGCCCGCATTGGTCGGCTGTGTAGCGTTATAGGTTACGGGCACATCATAATATGTACCGTTTGTATAGCCTGTACCCGCAGCCGTAATAGCTGTGCCTGTAATGGCGCCTTGAATAATTGTGGGCGGGTAGTAATAGTAATGCAGTTCTACGTTATACGCCTGATCAGGTGTAGGTCCTAGTAAAAAACTTAGTTCGGCAACATTATTGTATTGAGGACCAAACAAAGCATAGTACTGGGGTTGTTGATAGTACGCCGAGTTCGTACCAGGAAATGCTTCCCGTATAAAGTTTACATCCTTATTGATAAGGTATGTGTACTGGTTAGCATTGGCGCCTGTGGTTGGATAAACCGCCACAGAATAAACCGACAAGAAATCGTTAGGACAAGACAAATAGGCGTTGCCTGCTGTCGTTGTTCCGGTCACATTAGCGCGAAGACTTGGAAACTGAATCGTATTGTAAATACGTTGCTCAGCCTGCTCGATGAAACGATTGAGCTGCGTAGTGCTAGACTCCGTCGTTCCATCAGCAAGGTATACAGTCGGAAATTGATTTTCCGTATAAGACTGAATTGCAGTTACAAGCTCAGTGTAGGTCACGCCATTGGTCCCCTAGCGATGCGGCCTTTAGTTGCTGCACCGTTGCCACGAGTTTCAATCCCTGTATTTTTAGGACCATTTGTAATGTTGCCTAAACTTACGCGTCTTGCGGGCATGCCCCCAGGAGTAGACTCGTCTGCACGCATTGTATTTGGGTCAGTAGCATAATGAACAGCCTCTTGTCCATTAATAATATTACCTTTCATGTTATGTGCTTGCGCATATAACGAAGCTGGACCTACTTCTTTGCCACCCTTTTTCATACTAAATTTAGCCATTACTTGCTCCCAGGTTTCTGGTTTTGTGCACGTGCTAAATTGCGACCAACAGCGCGCATTGATTTACCAGTAACGCCGCCCTTAGCCATCTTTTTGACGCCAAGTTTCTTCTCTTCTTTTTTAAGCATAGACTTGATTAGTTTTTTGTCTTCTGCTTCGTCTTCATGTTTCTTAGCCATTGTGTGCTCCTAAGTTGTAGCGATTGTAACTGTACCTATTGCAACGGTCAAAGCCAAATTGTTTGGCGTAAGCCGTGAATCAAAAAACTCCGAACCACCTACAGGATTCCAGCCCCATTCAATGATCCGACTACCACCTTCATTCTCACCATTTTGCAAGACGCTTGTTCCGTTGCCCTGTTGTACCTGCAAACCGCTAAGTCCAGAAGTTATGTAGGTTGTGTCCGGTCTTGGATCTTTGACGCCTTGCGGATCATCTACCGGATACATACCCAATTGAAGCTGTGGTTGATCAGGATCCCAACACTGCGGACAAACTTTGAGATCATACGTTTTTGTCTTGATGACCTCTTTCTTAAGTAAGCGCAGCTTAAATTGGAATCCGCACCGATCACACTCGGCAATCGAGTTCTTGCCGGATGAAAACCGATTGCCCATTTAGATACCACCACCTATGAACATCTGCCTCGGCACTAAGCGCAAAGCAGCCTTTTCGTGATCTTCGTAAGCGGCGAGTTCCCAGAACTCATCGTACTGCTGTTTCAACACTTGCAAACGGTCCATACCATCTGGCACTTTAAGCGCCACATAATAAGCCAAGCCTGCCACCATTGCTGGCACAAATCTAAAAGGTACGTCCATGACGTTATTGCCGTACTGAGACGCGTCCTGCGTCCTGCGCATGCGCCAGTACACAAACTGATAGGTCTGTACGTTATCTGGTGTGGGCCAAACTGTGATGGCTGGAAGATTAGGTACATTAACAGTCGCACCAACAGGAAAGCTTGCAGCCGTTGTGCCGTTCTGCCCCCTAAAACAATTACCTAGGGTATTCCCTGATATGTTGTTGTAGTAAATTGTTTCCGTAACTCCGCTTGACACAAGGTTTACAAAACCTGCAGATGCCATGTTCGCGGTAGAAGTTAATGTGATCGTTGTGTCTGTTGTGCCCACTGCGCTTGCAACAGTGTAGCCAGTTGGGTAAATTTGTCCGTCCAAACGCTGAACCCATACTTGAATAGGACGCGATTGGTTGAGTTTGTTTGGAACTGTTGCGTATGTGGAGACGCTAATACGTGTGATCGTTAAGTCCGCTTGAGTAGACGTATCGTTAGGGTTCGTACGAATAACATGATCAAGTAGATCAACAGTATCGTTAGGAAGGGCATATGTGTTCAGTCCTTGTTGCAAAGTAATCGTACCTTGCTCAATCGTCCACATGTTAATGCCACGATTCGCCCAATCAGCAAACAATAAATTGAGTGACCTGCGTGCTGTGCGTAGGTCGTAGCCGGAACGCATTTCATATCCCGCACGCTCATACGCCTCTTCGCACGCTTCCGTGAGATTGAGGTTAAACGACGCCGTACCAGACGTCATTGAGTTGAGCGTGGAGATTGTCATTTCTTCTTCATTCCTTTAAGAGTCTCAGCAAGGCGCGCTTGCTTCCCAACCTTACCAGAACTCTTAGCAGCTTTAGCCAGCTTTCCCGCCGGAATTTTTTCACCCTTGGGGACGCCCAAAGATTTATGCAAGCCGCCTTTATTTTTTGTAGCATCTGCAATCCAATTTTTAGCCATAGAAGCCTCCGTACTGTTGTCCGCCTCTGCCCATACCGTAACCGCCGTAACCTAAACCGCCAAGCCCGCTATTCATATTACTAGGCTGTTGTTGCTGGGGTTGTTGCTGCTGGTAGTTTTGCTGTTGCTCTGGTTGTTGAGGCGCAAAGTTTTGCTGTTGCTGCATCCAAGGGGGTTGTTGATATTGCTGACGCTGCATCCAGGGGGGCTGCTGATATTGCTGCTGCATACCAAATCCGCCACCCATTCCGTAACCACCACCATAGCCGCCTTGCATACCATAGCCGTTACCCATGCCAAAGCCGCCCATACCGCGACCGCCTTGTTGCATCCATGGCTGGGGCGGACCATAGTTACCACCTTGGTAACCGCCGTTCATACCGCCATAACCCATGCCACCATAGCCCTGATTAGGATTAAAGCTTTGTTGTTGAGGAGCGCTGTTGGACGCAAAGTTGTTTGCGCCGTTCATTAAAGAACCTACAGCCCCTGTAAACCCAGTGACAGGATTAGATTGAGGTGCTAAAGAGGAACCACCAGTAGGGGCCCCTGATCCGCCTTGACTTGAT